TTATTTTTTGTTTACGGATTTATTCGAGGGAGTATCCTTGTCCGCCACAGCCGCGGGGATGCGCACCCGGTATTCGCTCGCTGCCTTCCTGCCGTTTTCATCCTTTACGATACAGGCCTTGCCATACCAGCTAACGCCGATGAGAACGGTGCAGGCATATCGTTCTGCATCCTGTTTTTCATCATATTCCAGGCGAATCAGCGTCGCCGTTTGATCGCACATCAGCATGCTCATACCCACCGGCAGTTCCGCCCGCTGTCCCAAAGATAAAGCGACATCAGCTCGCGTATGCGGCCGAACGTGCTTTTCCCGCTTCCCGCATATGTTTCGGAATAGCCATCGTTCGATGCGCTGAGCACCTCTCCTCCGGCCTCTGCCTGCGCGAGCACATCAGCGATGGCGCACATGCAGGTACGCATGCTGTCCGTAACGGTGTCCGGTGCACCGCGCAGCTCCCGGGTGATATACGCGGATGCCAACCCGGCAAGGCGTTCAAAGTCCGCGGGAGCGATCCTCGTGCCGCCATAATTCACATTGTAAAAGGTGAGATCCGCGTATATCATGCACGCCTCCTTCAGCCGAGATAGCGTACCGCCAGCTCCGGATACATCGTCTTATAGCCATACAGCACGTCCATGGAGAGCATCTCCTTCTTGTACTGCATGTTATAGCCGCGCACGACGCGCATCGTCACACCGTTGTAGGAGGTCACATAGGCCTCCACGCCTGCGGGTACGGCAAGCGGCCGCGTAACGAATGCAAACGCGTTCTCATGGAACACGAGGTTCGCCGTATGGCTTGCAACGATCGTGAGCGCATCGTTGTCCTTTGCGGAAGCCACAAGGCCGGGATAGATCGTGATGTCCTGATCCGCGGTGGCAAGCGAACCGGCCGCGGTCACCACATACGAATGGCCGCCCAGCGTGAAAAGGTCGCCTACCACGAATGCCGCGGTCAGGCCGTCAACATGGATGGTGGTCGCGCCCTTCTCATAGCCGCCGGCATTGTCCACAAGCGGCGTGCCGGCTGCACCTGTGACATGATTCTTGACCGCCTGGGACGTGTAGTTGTCGATGCCGTACACGCGGCCGATCTCGCCTTCGCGCAGCGCGCGGTTCGTGCCAGCCTTACCGCATTCTACCAGGTTGTCAAGCGCCACGAACTTCGCATCCGCCTCCGTATCCCACACGCCACGGCGCATCGGAAGCGGCGCCTTGTTGGCATTGAGGATCTTACGCGCGGTTGCAAAGTCAGAAAGCGTGCTCGGCGCAGTACCTGCGGTGCCGCCGAAATACGGCACGTCCGCATAAAGGCCGAGGCCGTCCGCATTGATCTTCTCTGCGAGCGCAACTGCCGCAGGCTCCAGGAACAGGCGGTTAAGGTCATCCACATTGGTGGCGCGCTGGATCGCGGTGAACTCGATGTCCACAGTCGCGAGATGGTCGAGCTTCACAGGGACGCTCTCTTCCTTCACATCCTGCGCAGTTACACCCGCCGTCTGGTCAAATTCCTTTGCTTCATAAACGACGGGCTTGCGAACCTGAATGGTATCGCCCTGAAAGCCGAATGCTTCAGAATAATCCTTGTGGATCAGGTTCGGGAAAACCAGGTTGTCGATCAGACGCGGCAGCGCCTGCCGCGCAATGTTCTGAATCGTAAGAAACGTATTGGGCATGTACTATCTCCTCTCATTTGTTCTTGTTGAAAATCGTCTTGTAATACTCCTCGTCGGACATTTTGGAATAGTCCGGCTCTACGCCGCCTCCATGTGCTCCGCCGCTCATAACGCGTACAACAGCGTTTCCGTCCGGTGCGGCTTGCGGCGTGCCGAACAGGTACGGCTTCGCCGTTTTAAGCGCCTCAAGCGCCTCCTTCACACCTGTCACAGCGCCTTTGTCATCCACCTTCACGTTCGTGCGGTCAAGGAGCAGAAGCGCCGTTTCCGCGTCGATCAGCCCCATCACCGCGCCGGTGTTCCTGACATCCGCCGCAATAAGCAGCTCGTTCGCGCGGGCAAGCTGCCCGTCCACGAGCTTCTGCTGCTCCGGCGAAAGCTGCTTTGCACGCTTCTGCCGCTCTGCCTCAAGGATTTCGGCCACTTCCGCATCCGTCATGCCGTACTGTTCCGCCATGGACTTGACTACACCGCTTTCGGCGCGTTTTGTGCGCACCTCAACGGCAGAGAGAATCGCTGCTGCAATAGCCTCCGGAGATGCGGCAGGCTGCGGCGCAGGATTGTTGGCATTCGGTGCGGGTGGGGTCTGCGGGGCAGGATCGCTGCCCGGCACGGGTTCCGCAAAAAGCTGAAGATCCATATGGTTCGCGACGTCGTTTTTCCTCATATCGAGTTCCCTCCGTTTCAGGCCCGTCGGCCATAATTCCGTTTTTCGCCCGTCGGCACCCTGCGTAGTTTTATGCCATAAGCAGGTTTAGGGCATAACAAAAAGCACGGTGCTTATCTGCACTGTGCTTTTTCCGCAAAACAGTATTCTGCTCCACATGGAATGAAGCCGCAAAAGCGGCTTCTCGAAGTGGGTTTTGGCAGGCGTACAACTCTCCTGCATCTCTCGGGTCTCCCCTGTCAGTACCATCGGCGTGTGGACTGTACGAAATCTTCCACCTCAAAACCCATTCTTATCCTACAGAAATCATAGCATATTTATTCCCTTTTGTAAAGAATCGCTTTGTTGCGAAGCAGGCGTTCAAAGTCTTTCTTGTCAATTCTCATAAACGTGATAATTGAATTCTTACGATTTCGTCCATCTGAATATACAGCAAGCCGTAACACTGTTTTGAACACTTCTCCGCGATCTTTAATCTCTTTGAGTATAACCGCAGTATACGGCTTATTCGCTTCCAGAATATAATCCGGTTCCGCAACAATCTGTGGAAAATACATCGAAAACCGCTCATAGTCGTTGGGATGACGTTCGGCGATATGCTGTATCTGCTTTTCAGTAATCACTACCTCATCCGTCGCAATATCTGCAGAAACACACTTGTATTTTTCGATATCTATTTTACCAACTGGATTCACAGATTGCGCTCCGCTATTCTCGTTAACTTTATTTGTCATTATAGCAGGATCACTGCTTTTTTCAACTTTTTTTGCAATATTCACCGCCCGCGTCGCCTCGCTGCGCTCAAATCCATGCACCTCCGTGCGTTCGCTCTGGCGCTTCAGGCCGGTTTGCGCTGTAAAATCCTTTTCTATGCCCTGCCACTTGCGCAGCTTTGCCGCGGCTTCATACGGATCCTGCCCGGCGGCTTCCAACGCCTTGAATTCCCGCTTCCAGCGACGGATCTGCCGTTCGATGGCGCGCTGCCTCTGCGTGGCATCGTAAACATTCATTTTTTCCCCGTTGTAAGTTACGGTCTCTTTCTCCATCTCACGGAGGCGCTCATCCGTATAGGCCCGGGGATCACCTTCAAAATACGCATATGCGGAATGCCGGCAGTTCCAACCGCCAAGGCCTGCCCCGGTACCATAGCCCGTAGCTGTAGCGAAGTGTGGATACTTTGGGTTCGCGCCGGAACGGCTGTATACCTTGCCCTGCCATCCCGCGTGGTTTGCAATGCCTTCCCCTGTGCGCGCACCCACATGCGCCGTAACCTCCACAAGGTCGCAGCCCATCTCATCCGCACGGGCAAGCTGCATCTGCAATGCCGTCTGATTTATGCCTGTGATTACTGCGCGGCGCACAGCGACCTCCAACGTTTCCGTCCGCATACGACCGTTGCCAGCGTAGGATATGGAGCGAATGCCCTGCACAAGCGTATCTGGCGCTGCCGCAAGGTATTCCGGAGTAAGCATCAGGGCTCCTCAAACAAATCAGGGTTATCCACAATAACGCCATGCAGGGCCGCCGCGATCCGATCGATCATTTCCTCATCATGATCTGTATAGCCACACTGCTCAAAAAGCGCATGAACTAACTCATGCAGAAAATCTCTCATCATTTTGGCATCTGCAGCTTTTGTCAGCCTGATTTTGCAATCGCAATAGTCTATTTCAGCGCAAAACCCGTTTGTGCCAGAGCGCAGAAATTCAACAATTTCTACCGCATATGTAATGCCGCCGACTTTTACTTTGTTCGGTATTTTCATTCTATACCTCCGAATCCCATCAGGCTGTCATCGTCCTTCCGATCCGCAAGGATCGCCCTTGCGTCTGCCTCTGCTTCTCCGTACCATTTTACGCGGTATTCCCAGGGCTGCATCAGCCCATCGCGCACATCCTGCCTGTCGCGTTCCCGCTCAGACTCCTTGTCGACGACATACCCATCCTCGAAATTGACCGTGACATTTGCATCCGGGTTCACCGCCGCGCCCAGGAACGTTTTTCCGGTCCATAGGATTGCACGCACCAGCTCCTGCAGAAAGCGCTGTACCGAAAGATAATGCTTTGCAGCGTTCTGAACAAGTTCCTGCTTGTCGCCCGTGTACTGCGTTGCCGTAACAACCGTTGTGCCATTGAACTGGTAATGCTTCGTACCAAAGCCGCACTTGAAGGAAAGATAATCAAGCTGCGCCTGCACGCCGTCCCTGTTTTCGGCGACACGCAGCGTGGGGTTATATTCCTGGATCAGCTTTTTTACGCCGTCCGCATCAAGATCCCCGTCCCCGGTCGCAACAAAGAGCTGCTGCGCAACATCATCTGGCGTAATAGGCCGCCCCGATCTGTCATGCTGGAGCATGCTGTGGTCCAGGAACACCTTTTTCCCGCCGAGTTTAAAATCCCGGTTGAAGTTGTTATAGGCAAGATCCACGCCTTTGAGTTGATCGACCGCATTGGCAAGCACGGAAAGCCCAAGCCCTACAGGCCGCGTTTCAACATTGTTTGAAATATGCGGTGATACCAACGCAAACATGGGGACATCCGCCGGTAAGATGATCTCAGGGCTCATGCCTTCAGGCAGCTCCGCCGGGCGCAGCGCGCCTTCATCCTCTGCATAGTACCGGTTGCAGATGCGGTAGCGCCCACCTTCAAGCACATGCGTTTCCAGGTAGATAAAGTGTTTGCCATGTTCCAGCACCTCGGAAACAAATGCCACATCTCAACCCGGCCAAACTCCACAAAATCCGTGATGTCCGCAAACGCGATGCGCATATGCAGCAGCACCACATCCTCTGCATCCGCCATCATAGCAAGGTTGCGCGCTTCCTTGAGGCGTTTGATCTCCTCCGCAATCTTTGGATTTCTAATGGCTTTCCACCCTTCGCTCATTGCGGTATCATAACTGCACCCGTAAACCTTCTGATACGCCCGCGTTGCATTGAACGATTTCACATAATGCAAGCAAAAAGCCCGCTGCTTATCGTTGAGTTCCGCATTCTCCTCAACCATCGCCACGAGCTTCCTGTCCAGTTTTCTTGTTTCGGTACGCTCCTTTTTCGCGTTTCGGAACGTTCCCTTTTCACCGCGTTCCCATTTATCTTCGCATTTCCATTTGCGCACACGAGCCTCCGGAACGCCCAGTTCCTCCGCGATCGAGGTGAGCGGCCGCGCGCGATCTGCATTCCAAAGCTCTCTTGCCCGGTCGCGCTCCGGGCTGCGCTTTCTCGGCAAACGCTCACCTCCTTCGTGTTTGCCAACACAGCCAGGAGCGCCCCGTGGAATGGAGGCGCTCCCTTTGGTTTATTCTTCTTCACGGTACCATTTTATCACATGGGAAACGGACATTGGAGGACATCCTTGTGAGCGCTGCATTTTTTATTCGCCTGCAATGCCGTTCGCTATACGGCAACAGCTCCGCCACCTCTTTCCACGTCCGCACTCCGTCCACATAGTAAAGCCGCATGACCCGGCGCTGCTGCTCCGGCAGCGCGTCCAGCCAGCGTTCCGCCTCCTCGCACGCCTGCGTGAGTTCGAGCGTCTTCTCGGCGGCGCGGCGCTCATTGTCCACCAGTTCCGCGATGATCCCCGCCATCTGGTCATGTTCATGTGTGCCGGCCGGCATGCCGGTGAGGATCGACGTCAACCGTTCCGCCCGGGCGCGCAGCACCTCGGCCTTTTCATCCAGCCGCCGTATCTCCTCGCGCATGGTGCGCAGGCGGCGAAGCTCGTTAAGGGTCAAGTTGCATCACCCCTGCCCCTCGGGCACCATTTGGGCGTTGTGCCTGACCAGATCGCCTTGTGCCCTATTTTCCTAACCCGCGGCGTACCGAGACAATAATAGCAATAGCGCTCCAATCTTTTTTCTGAAAAGCGCACGGTTTCGCCCGGATCCTGTACCTCATGGAGATCATCGCACAAGATGACCTCGCCGTTTTTGTATATCTTGCATTCTGCCATACTCCAACTCCCTCCTCAGCATAAAAACCTGGTTCCGGGGGCAAGCTGTCCCCGGAGGTGATGATCGTGGAACCCAAATACGAAAACATGTACGCCATGTTCGAGAAAGATTCCAACGCAAAGCGGTATTTCGACGGCCTGCCGGACTATGTGCGCGAGCAGATCAGCAGCAGAGCCAACAGCGTCAACACATATTCCGGCCTCCGGGATTACGCCGAGAACCTTTTGCGCGGCGACGACTGATTCCTTCACACGGCGTGCCCTTGCCTTCATGGTGAGGGCATGTCTTTGTTTTGGGCGGAACGCCACTCTGCCGGGAGATCACTCTCGCCAACCTCCATAAAGCCGAGCGGCACGGACCATACTGCGTTGTATTGCGCTACTGCATCCGCCACACGAAGCGCGTCGCCGTCGATGCATAGTCTGCTCCTCTCCAAGTCCCGGTTTCGGAGTCATAAACAATATCGCCATGCCCTTTTGCCGCATCGAACACGATTTGCATGATCTCAGGACGACCCATCAACCATTGAACAACTTCACTTCGCTCGATTGCAAAATCCTCTCCTGGTATTGAGTGCATAAGCGGAGGCATCATTCTCGCGATGTTCCACTTCTCACTTCTTTGCTTCTTCATGTCACTTCACCTCGCTAAAGTGCGATTTCATTTTGCAAAAAACATTTTTGTCACGGCATGTGTGTCACGTAGGGGGGAACGCGCCGTTTCACGCGTTCCCCTTCACGTACACACGTGACGACGCGTATGCGGCGGTTTTTTTACCCCGTAAGGGGTATAGTTCCCCGCCGCACGGCGGCGACCTTAAAATTCAGTTCCCCGCCGCACTCTATTCGTCCGTTTTCGATGCGCGAACGACCTTTCCCGTGTTCTTGTCGACGGAAAATCCGTATCTTTTTATCCAATCCCGCACGGTGCGCGGCGCAACATTTTTACCGGTGCTCGAATACCATTCAACGAGGTCGTTCACCGTCGGCGGCTCGCCCATGTTGCAGCGTTCCACTGCATCGCAGAATTCCTGCTCCTTGCTCCGGCGCTCCTGCTGGGCGCCGCTCTGGCGCTTGCGCACACCCTTCTTCCACGGGGGCTCATCCGCGTTTGCCGTGAGATCCGCCAGCATGCCGCCCGCATCGACCGTATGTACCGGATAATCAAACCACAGGTCGACCGGCGGGAACTTCGGGAACTCGCGTAGCGTGCCCTCGATGCGCCATGCCGTGCGCCCCTCAGCGGCCCGTTTCGCCGCCTCTATGGCGCGGTTGAGGCGCATGCAGGTATCTTCCGGCAGAAGCTCCCGGCAGGCTCTCAGGGCGGCTTTTTCGATGCACAGATCGTCCTGTGAGACCTCATTCAGCAGGCCCGCTTCCCGCAGCGCGGCCTCACATACGGCGCATGCGGCGTTGTTCGCAGCCTGTGCGCGCACATCGTCGTCAATGTCGAGCTCGATCAGGTCGAGCAGCGCATCCGGGTCACGGGCGAACACGCCGGAGCCGGACGCCCGGTCCATGCTCTGTTTTTGCCCCTGCCGCCCCTTGCTGTGGTGGTGGCAGTAGATCACGGCGCAGCCCAGCTCCGTGCAGACGCGGTCAAACTGATTGCAGAAATGCGCCATCTGATCCGCGCTGTTCTCATCGCCGGTAATGACCTTGTAGATCGGGTCTATGATAATGGCGATATACTGCTTCTTTGCCGCCCGGCGGATAAGCTTTGGCGCAAGCTTGTCCATCGGGATCGACTTGCCGCGCAGGTTCCATATATCGATGTTGTTGAGGTATTTGGGCTGCCATCCGAGCGCCGTGTAAACGTCCCGGAAGCGGTGCAGGCAGCTTGCGCGGTCAAGCTCGAGGTTCACATACAAAACCTTACCCCGCGCGCAGACCCAGCCGAGCCACCGCCGCCCCTCCGCGATCGCGCAGCTGAGCTCGATGAGCGCATAGCTCTTCCCCGCCTTGCTCGGCCCGGCAAGAAGCATCTTGTGCCCCTGCCGCAGCACCCCTTCGATCAGCGGCGGAGAAAGCTCCGGCAGGTTATCCCAGGCATCGGCCATGCTCTCAGGTTCCGGCAGGTCGTCGTTTACGCTCTCGATCCATTCCTTCCACTCCGCATAGCTCGCCTTGCCGATGTTGGTATCCACAAGGAACTGCTTGCGGCCGTTCCGGGTCACGCCAGGCATGCGGGACAGGCGGGAAGGATTACGGTTCTGGCTATCGATCTTGAGCCCGTTTTTCTGGCAGACGGCATAGAGATAGTCCACGCGCCTGCGGTATTCCTCATAGCTGCCCGCGTCGATCTTTACGATGGCATGCAGGCTCTTTCCGCCGCTGTGCACCAGGCACGCAACGGGCAGCTCCAGTTCGCGGATCATGGCATGCTGGGCCTCGATGTCCATGGAATCGGACTCCACGAGCGCGTAACGGTATTCCGTCACGTTCTCGTTTTTTACGCCGCGGCCGTCGAGCGGGTTGAAGCGGATCCACGCGCCCCCTTCCGGGTTATAATCGCCGATTACGCTGCATACATCGCCGCCGCATTTGCTGAGCAGCTCGATCAGCTTGCCGGCCGTCCGGTCATAGCAGCCTTTTTCCGGCAGGAAGCGGCCGTCCTTTTCATAACTGCGCGTCACATAGCCCACGTTCTCGGAAGCCTCAAACAGCGTTTCAAGATAGGTGATCAGCTGCCGGGCCGGATTCCATTGTTCCGGCTCGGAAACTTCCTTGCCCTCCACCCAGTTGCGGTTCACGACCACAAGTTCATCCTTCGCGCCGATGGCGGCCTCCCAGTCAAGCTCCGCACCCACTTCGCTGTGGGGCGGCTGCCAGCCCTGGTTCTTGGCAAGCTGGATGATCGTCCCCGCCGTTACCGGGGCGCCATGCCCATGAAAGCCGTCCCACTTGCGGAAGCACTCGCCCGCATGGTAGCGGGCATGATCGCGCTGGCTCCACGCGTCCCAATCCGCAGCCGTAAAGCCCTCCTCTTTGAGCGCCATGCCCACGGCAAGCCATTCCTGATAATCGAGCGCCGCAGGGTCGATTTGCTGCAGCGCTTCGCGGATGTCGTAACACTCTACCATGAAGATACCTCGCCAAATAAATCATTGGCCTGTGCCCGTGCCGCCTCCGGCTTGTATTCGCCCGGCCGGATGCCGTTCGGGATGTGCCATCCGTTCGCCGCGATCCGGTCGATCAGGCGCTTTGCATCCTGGAACTGCCATGTGCCGACATGCTGGAATCCGCGCCCCTCGAGGAAGCGGATCTGCTTCGGCGTGGTCAGCCCTTCCTGCCTGCGCCTGTCAAGCCTGTCAAGCAGCATCGCAGCCTTGCCCGCGCACTCCACGGCGTCCGGGAAAATGCCAAGCCGCTCAAGCGTTTGCAGCTGCTTTTGCGAAGGCGGGCCCATCTCCCAGCCGAAGGCGGGAACATACCCCGTGAGATCCTCCGCCTGGATGCTCATTTCAAAGTGGAGCGGGTCAACAAGCCTGCGCTTGCGCGTGCGCATCTCCTGAAGCTGCTTTGCAAGCGCCTCCTCGCGTTCCGCGATCACATCCTCGGAAGCCTTCTGTTCCGCTTCCTCGATGTCCACCGGGCAGCCCGCGGCCTCGATGTTTTCCGTCATGCGCCGCGCCACTTCCTCGCTTTCGCAGATCAGGTGTGCCGGGTGGCAAAGCGCGTGCCG